GCGAGAAAGAAAAGAAAAGAATTGAAAGAATTTGAGTTGAATTTAATATATTGAATTCCAAGATAATACTTGACGTCGTGGCAAATCACAACGTGGCTTTAAGAGCGACTACATCTCAGTTAAGCTGAGTTCGTCTGTTAGTTCAAAATGAACTTGGCTACATCTCGAGAAGCGAGTTCACCAATACCAGCTGACTAATCTCAGAAGGAGTTCATCAGTTGGTAGCAGAACCGTTGACAGCAGGAGCAGTCAACGGGGAGGTTTGGGACAGTGTGATATGTCCAAGGAAGTAGAGCACCCCGACAGTTAGAAGGATCAAGATGCGCGAGTTTTGCAGCTGCACACGGAAATATGTGTGCAGGGCAAATGCCTGAATGACGTACTCGTAAATAGAGGCAGCTGGAATCAGCATGACCCAGAATACAGAGGCGAGTGAAACGGCAACTCGAACGCTGTCGGGAGTGTCCAGGATTGCGGGCAAGAAAATGGCCAGACCGAGGAATCGTGCTTGATTCTGGTGCACCCAAAGAGCTGCAGAATTGGTGGAGGACTTTTCAGAAATCCATTTTCCGACAACACCAGAAGTGAAGTCAGATGAGTGGGTGACGACAAGTGCGCAGACGCAGACAACACTCAGCAACACGAGTGGTCTGTTGAGACCTTTCGTGAAGGTGGTGGTGATGTCAGAGACGACAGCGTTCAAGTCGAAACCCAAATTCTGCTTAGGGCGACGCGAGTTCTTCGGTGCAGTAGGGGCAGCACGCTTCTTCGGTGTGATGGTGCGGGCGGCAGCCACAGTCTTGCCGGGGGATCTCTTCTGGGGACGTGACGACATTGTAAGCAACGAAAACGACGAAAACGAAAAGAACGAGTATGTAGAACATTATATGAAAGAAGTCATATAGATTTTGAATACATAAACACCAACGAAAACAACACAGCTGATGGGAATGTCTCTCGTGTTGAAATACGTGAGAGTCATGACAAAAAGCGAAGTGTAAAATTCGGAGTTGTATGGAATCAAACTCATGAAAATTTCAAACAGTTCGGACACTATCTTGAAGAGAATGAGCGCTATTTCTCCAGCAAGCTGCTTGAGAAACTCGACAAGGTAGGAGAGTTCTTTACGAATAAACGTCGAAATGTGATGAAAGATCGAAGTCAGAGGAGATGAATAATGCGACAAAAGGTTGAAACACTGATGATTTTCGGTGGGAAGATGTCGTTGGTTTCTCACAATGTAGAAAGGCTGGTTGGAGTCAAATGACTCATAAGTGAGCATGTAAGACCCACCGACTTTATCAACAACAATCGGCGTTTTTCCGACACTGTTTGTAATGTAGGAATCTGCACCGATAACCTTATTGTTGGTAAGTGAAAAACTACCTTGTGAGAAAGGAACACCATCAAACTCGATCGGAAAATCGTACAACTGAAGAAGCGTAAAAATGCTGTTGTATAGCTTCGGAATGCACGAATGAGTTGTGTAGGATGTTTCAATGAGACAGACACGGTCACCATTGTGTTCAAGGTGAACATTTTTAGGAAGGTGAGTGGAATTTCTGTGTGTTTCATCGCATATTCTGGGCAAGAGTCCATAACGACCATCAGCAGACTTGACAATGTAGAACCACTCAAAAAAAGAGACAGGGGTCAAATTCGTGAGCAGATTGAAATTATTTCCAAGAATACTGATGGGATCACGGAGCGTAAGATTTTTGGGGACGAATTTGGGAGTGAAAAACTCGTAAACATCTTTTCTTGAATGTTTAAGGTCAGAATGACAGATGACAGTTTCTTGACCAAAGAAAGAACGTTCGAGTTTGATCACAGAGGGTTCACTACAATTTGAAGGAAGTGCGCACTGAGAGTAGAACCAGTCGTTGGTTCGATACACACTGAGGCATTCAGGGTTGAACGCGTATGGTGCGATTTCGAATTCGCCGAGTGGTTCAAGATGCGGAATGAGTTTCTGGTAAAAAGCATTCTTCTGCCGAGTGCTAGGGAACTGATTCAATACGTCGTTTTTAAAGACGGCGGAGTGAACCAGCGCGACAAAGTGAAGCAAAAACGAAACGGTGAGTGGGAAGTTCATGATGAAATAAATGACAGAGTTTCAATAGATTAGAAATCACGATTGAAAACGACCGTGAGATCTAGGACGTCACCGACTTCAGAGTAGAACAGTTTCGTGAAATTTTCACTGCTAGTCATATCAGGCAAAGACGCGAGAAACGACGTGAAATCACGAAAAACACCATACCGTTCGCGAAGCGCAAGCGCGACACTCTCACAAGTATGGTAGTCTTCGTAATTCCTGACAGTATCGACAAAAGAGATGCGATATTCTTCAACGTGAAGTGGATTCACGAGGTCATGACGACCGAGTTTGGTGATGAATTTCAACGGGTCGGGCGTGAATTTCCAGTGTCCTTGAACAGGAAGCAAAAATTTTGAACAAAAGTACGAGTGTTCAAACGTGAAAAACTTGATTTCGAGATTGAATTTCAATCCGAAATGTTGCGCGTTTTTGTACTGGTTCAAGCCGTAACCGTAGAGCAATGAATCATCACCAGAAAAAAGTGCGAGATCGAGTTGAGAAACAGGGATCAAATCGCAAATAACAGCCATCAGAAACAGTGTGTTGCCAATAAACGTTGAAGCATCACCAGATTTGCGTTGATAGGGAATGAGGGCGCGGAGTTTGGTGGTCTTATCGTAAACTTCAGTCAGCACGTGGGCGTTGAACCAGAGCTCGACAATATCGTCATCGACACCGAAATATCTCATAAGCTTGCATTCAAACTCGAGAGCAAGTTCGCGTTGGCTTTTGTCATACTTACTAATGTCAATCTCCAATTTTTCCACAAGTGGAGAAATATTCTGAGGAGGCATATCGCGTTGAAGAACGTTTTCGAATTCTTCGGCGGACATATCGCAAAATATTTTGACATGGGGTTTAAGTGACATCGTAACGCGTTTCTTGATTTCTCGGAAGACAGAGCAGAACAAAGCATTTATTGGTTTTTCGTGGTAAACGATAGTCTGGAGAGCGAGGTAAGAGCTGGTAGCGTCGACGGTAAGATTGGGTTTTGGTTTTCGTTTGATAGAGAAGTTGTAACTGTTCAGAGCGAGACAATGCAGAGCGAAGTCAGGAACGATCATTGGGCGTACAGCAGTTGGTTGCCCACTTAACCACTCACCAACTGAGTTGGTGGAGATTGTGATCGGAGTGGCGAGATGAAACTTCAATTTCGCAGCATCAAAGACTTCTGTGATCATTGACTCGAGCATTTCAGTAGACGACACTTCAATATCAACGACACCATTCATGGAGGGGACGTTGCGGTTCCTTTTTTCCAACGCGAGCATCAATTCACGAGTGTTGTAATCTCTCATAAGAGGCATTGGAGTCTTGAGAATTGGGCGCATACTGTCGAATTTCTTCGGCAATTGCACACACCCGACAGGAGCGAATGCTATTTCACCGATTTCAATGTTCAAATCACTGTTTCGCACATCCCAACCGTCGAATGACTGATCAGTGTATGCGCAAGGTCCAAAAAAGGAATTCACGAACATCTGTGCAGTTTCGGGTAGGAAAATGTGTGGGACTGAAAAATGTGCAATGTAATCAGCGATTGAGATTTCAACACTGTGGAAACTGGCGTTTGGTAAAGGATTCAATCCGTTTTTCGTAAGAAGATCAAAAACTTCGGTGGGAACGTCGTAATTGTTAGCAGTGGTGCATAGCGTGCACCGGGCGCGGAGCTGCTTGTACAACGTGTATCCAAGCGCTGCACGGTCAATGTCATTTTCGACAGATCCAGATACAAAAACACGTCTGAGTTCACGATCGGAGAGCTGTGTGGAACACTCACGAAGGTTGCGGGTGATAGTGCAAAGATTGTGTTTTTGGTTCTGAAGATCAGAAGAGACGACATATATATTGACGCGTCCGGAACTGGAGTCAATCACGACATTTTTACGCATGACAAGTGGTTTGTGACGACAGTCAGCTTTCTTACCATACTTCGGAACAAAGAATAGGCGAGGTTCCGAAATCTTGCTGATGGACGTGTTAATCACATTCATTGTGGTGTAAGTAGCGACAGGCATCTCACGAGCAATTCTGAACACCTCAACGTCAGCGGCACCAGCCGACACATGGTGTACACGTCGACATTCGTCTTCGGTGACAGCAACATGACAAGTGATTCCATCGACCTTGATCAATTTTGAGAGCGCGTCAGTGGTGACGCGAGTGTAGTAGGTGAGCTGTTCAGTGTGGCGTGTGATCGCAACCAGAGCGTAATTAAATCGAAGGTAAAGTTCTTCTTGAGGGAACGGATTGATTCTGACGACTATGATTCGTTTTGCTTCTTTCCCTTGGAACTCATGCACAGTGGACACCTTCAGTTTGAGTGACTCGAGTTTGGCTTTCTCGGTTTGAGTAAAAGTGAGGTACTGCACACCTTGCTCTTTGGGAAAGTTGTCGTTAGACAACCTCACCAATTTGCAGGTATTTGCACGGTATTTCACTGATTTCATTCCGATTCCGGTCGAGTTATAGTCAACATAATAAGGGTCCAATCGAGCTGCTACGTCTGTAGGGCAGCGGTAGGAGACGTACAAGGTTTCAACAATGGGAACGAAGGAGGCGAGTTTGTGGTATTTGGTGGTGTATGCGGGAGTGCGATTAACGTAAGGAATTTGGAGAACGTCACCTAGGAATTTGACATCGGTAGCACCAGACATGGCAATCGCGTAGAAGAGCTGCCCAGGATGTGACATAAGTGCCTCATCTATAAACAGGGATTCACTCTTCTGATTACGCTTGTGGTTAACCAAAAAACTGGCAAGTGTTCTGATATGGACTTTTTGCGCTTGAGTAAGCACAACCGAGTATTCCTTTTCCATGCGGCGAATAAAATCCTCCTTTCCTTCGACGGTGGACAACAGCACGTTACTAGCACCAGGGAGATGAGGGGGCACGCAGTTTTTAACGACAAAATACGTTTTTCCACAACCAGCGGCGGCCTGTACTATACCAGCGCCATCAGGCAGAACAAATTTCGAAACGTCGATTGATTCGCAAGCAGCGATCATTTCACTCTCAATTGCAATCTCACAGTACTCGGAAAACAGGAAATTGTCACCAGGGGTGAGAATGTTACCGGCATCCCGAGTAGGGTGGAACTTACCATTGAAAAAGAACTTATTGAAAGTGCGCGAACCAATCGGACATCCAAAGCGGAATTTCATTTCCCCTGCAGAAGTGTATGACATGTATGTGTAGGTTCCGGATTCTTTCGCAGTAAAAGTGGCGGCCAACGGTACGCTGGATATGCGGTGAAGCATACGCGCGTGATTGGACACCTCACACGATAGTGTGAGTTTCTGCAATTCGAGAAATTCATGCATGGCTGCTCTGCAGGTATCAGGCTCGTCAGCTTTTGGTGTTTCGACCTTTGGTGTGACAATGACGGGGGTGGGCTCAGTTGCGACTCTTTTGGGGGCGATGGAAAAAGGTACGTTAGTAGTGTGGAACGGTTCGCTGATGTTGGTGATTCCTGTGTTACCCGTTTGACCCATGACTGTGAAAGTACGATCTTTCTCAGTCGATTCTTCGAAATTTGGTTTTTGGGTGACAAACGCTTTTACGACAGATTGAAACAGTCCAGGGACAGGTTCAGCGACGGGGATCTCCAACGCCAGCAAATTTTCAGCGGAGAGAGCACGGTGGATGATAGGGGTGGGCGCAGACGAGGTGACGGCGGGTTTCGGGGGAACGACTCTTTCGACGACATATTCGTAATTTCTCAGTTCAGAATCGAAATCTCTCTTCACAACGGACATCGTGTAGATACTGCGAAAAGTGCGTTTAACACCTTCCACAATTCCTCCAGCTGATATGCGTTGAGGCAGACAGAGAACGTTGCGATAGCCTTCAATTTTTTCCAGCGGAAATCTGTTAACGTGTTCGTTATTCTCACCTGCCGTGTTGAAGCACCTGCGATACTCTCTGAGACCAGTCATGATATGCAAGTCGATCAGTTTTTGGGCATGCATGAGGTGATTCATTATGACAGGAGAGGCGACGATCTCGTTATCTTGCAGCAGGTAATTGTAGCAATCGATCGGTGTTTCGTTCGATAGTTTAAACCCAGTGCAGATCAGATGAAGTTCGGTGGATGCTGAGCGCGAGGTTTCGAGTTTTACGATTTCAACTTTCTCGTAGACACTGACAAGGAATTCGACATTTTTCGGCATGTTGTCCGATAGAAGATCGAAGACCTTGAAATAGGCATCACCACCTTCCCTGAGAACAACGCAACTCAACAGAATTTCCCATGAAATCAAGTTAGAAAGCATGGGACAGTCGAGTGCAGTGTTGTCAGCAGCGGTAGCGACGTCACCACCATAAAAGCAAACACCACTGGGATAGAAACGACGAACAGCGTCTCTGAAGGAAACGATGTTGCATTCTTTCGTGATGTCGCCATCATAGGTATCTCCGATTAGTTGACTGAAAAGATGTGAACGGATAGACGGTGAGAAGTCGATGAGGTCGGTTTTTGTGATTCCAAACACTCGAACACCTTTGTTGGTGAGGAACTGCACCTCACCACCTGGGCCTCCAATAGACACGGCAGACTCATATTCCTTGTGGAAATAGCGAACAAACATTTCAGCAGTCTTGAGACCGGAGCGGCACACATAATTGCCGTCTCCCAGTTCACTGAGAGGGCAATAATTGTGTTTAGCGGCGAGCAGCCTCTTATTATACTGAGTGCGAGAGTATTGTTCGCGCAGTCCAAAGAAAAGTTCAAACTGTTTGTCGCGTTCGTTGGTAGAATAGTGGATAGGTGATGCCTCTCCAGCAATTGTGTAAGAGGGAATGGGATCGAAGTTGTGGGTGGGTTTGAGGAAGGAGCAATGGTTGTCTTTGATAAGAAAATGCTTAAAAGGAGCGCGTCCAAAGCGCAGGTTTTGTCCATTGGCGTGTATGCACACGCCTTGTTGAAATTCAAGCGAGAATAGCAAAAAAGAAACAAGGTCACCGTAACCTTGTGTACTGCCGTCAAGGCACTCAAGAAGACGTCGTTGGGAAGTTACGTCTTTAATGTTTCGAAAGTAGTTGCTGTTCAAAAGTTTCATTCTCATTTGTTTCGGTTCCAGAGTATGGGTCACGCCGCTGTCGATCATGGATTGAAACACGCAGTCTCCGTTTGAAGTGTTTTCAACGATTTTAAGATCGGAATCACAGTTAACGGTAACGAAAGCGGATTCGTCGTAAAGCGTCTCGACAACTTTAACTTCTTCGAGAGAGTTGATAACGGCTTCACGCACCATACCAGGATCAATGAGTTCAGCAATTGGAGAATCAGACGTGAATCCACGGTCACAAGGAATTGAGTCCAAAGACAAACAATCCAGTTCTTCTTCAACAGTGAGGAAATTGCACATTTTGTCGAGAGTGATATCGAATCTTCTCTCAACACGCGCGAATTCTTTGATAGCGTTGAAGACGGTTTTGATGTTACCAGTGGTCAAATCTTCTTGATCGGTCAATTGAGGTTCAAATGACTTAATCTCATCCATTACTTTACCCATTTTCTGTTGGAACTTTTGCACGCGATGGTTCCAGGGAAGTCTGATTCCGATGCGAAAGAGACGAGAAAAGAACCCGTTACCGGATTCTTCACGTACTCTCGTTTCGTCGTCGATCATCAAAGACAGAGACTTGGTGCATTCGTAGTTTGAAATGTACGTGAGAACGTACACACAAACTGCGAGCATTTTAAGTTGCGCAGGTTCAATTGGTTCGACAACGCCTATAGACTGCCCGGAAATTACTTCGCGCGTGTTGAAACTTGTGCCGGCGATGAGAATATTTTTCACAGTAAACTTCGAGTCGGGTAGTGTGTCAGCAAAAGCACACATCTTGTAAAAAAGCTTGCGGGGAACAATTATGCGTTGAGGACGCATGCGGGAAAGAACACTGGCAGAAATATTACCAGGATTAATTGTGTCCCAATGCCAGGAATAGACAATCATTTTGTCAGAAAGTGCGTCGTTGGTAAAGACGCGGAAGGGGCGGGAACGCGGAATGTCACCGCTTATTGACTGTCTAATGACGAAGAAGCAAGTGTCATCATCTGTCGTGTCAAACTGCACGTTGTAATAACGTTTGTTTTTGGCAGAAGACGCGATACGGAATGTTCTGAGCAATGCAACGTAATTCAAAAAGTCATGTTCGTAACCTTCTTGATTATCGTTGGTGTACCAGAATCGGATTTTTACTCTACCGTTGACTACTCTTTTTTCGAAGCACATGCCATTCAAAAGTTTGCCTTTTGATTCGTAGAGCACGATGGGGTTAAAATGCAAACAACCATATGCAACACGAGCGTCAGCTCTGTGCATGGCGTCAGCAATGTCAACTAAAGACATGTCATAGGCAGAGTGCAAAAATATCAAAACTTCAGCTTTGATGCAGCAATTCTGTGCGGTACGGTTGCAGATAACTTGCGAATTTTTCTCGATATGCATGTTATAACACGCGGATCGTTTGCGTGGAGAAAAGCGGCGAAGTTGCTCCTTGTAAGAAGAATGACGTTTATCATCATTGTTTGAAAGAAGGGGGGCGCATGTGTGAGTGAAGATTTCACCGCGCAGGAGGTGCGTGGTAGGATTACCACCGATGTCTTTGTAAACGACATCGTATCCCTTTGCGGGACGTGATCCGGGCTTGATACCGGCCTGCTTTAGCATTCTGCGTTCTGATAACGACCTGTGGGCGCGCCAAAAGGGATGACCTAAGCAATCAGTCGCTTTTGAGAAGTCGAGATTGAACATGCAGAATGATTTTCGGAGACGATCTTGGTCTTCCTTGCTGAGTCTCTGTTTAACAGAGATCTTTTGCTGACTACACTTAGCATTAAGTGCGTCAACGGTTTCGTTAAGCATTGCGCCTACGATGATTTCTTGTGTCTGCGGAGACACAAGGAGTTGTTTAAGCATGTTATTACTAACATTCTTAGTGAGTTCCTCATTGTCCAATGAGGTGTTTTGACGGAGTTGGTCAAGAATTGCGTTCTTCGAAAAATCGTCGACGCCAAGGATCTTTTCTTGAGTAACTTCCGTGTTGTTTTGCAGCGCGTGTGAGGCGTTGCAGTTGTTGGCAGAGGCGGATGAGGCCGTGCCGGGAGATGTCTGCGAAACAGACATGTTGTGGTGTTTGGGTGAGAAACACCAGTTGTGAACCTTCGGGCAAGGAAAGTTCGTTTCTACACACCGGGTAAGGGTGCTGGGTTGCGTTTTTCGGGCGAGGAAAAACTACTTGATAACCACAAAACAAAGGCTGGGTAAGAGCTGTTTGCAATTTGCGGKWGKAAAG